CCCGAATCCCTTTATTACAAGATGAAGGCCGAGGGCAAGATCGATGACCAGGAGTACATGAAAAAATGGCTCAACGATTCCGATAACCAATTTTTTAGAACTCGCCCTGGGAAAGTATGAACTACATTGCTGTATGCACACCGGCCCGTGATCAGGTCCACACGAATTACACATATTGCATGGTCAATATGGTGGCCTATCACACACTCAACACCACAGACGCAATCAGTCTGAAATTGATGCAAGGCACGATTATCCAAAACCAAAGGGCTGACCTTTGTTTGGATGCCATGGCCGAGGGCTGCACCCACATCCTTTTCATTGACTCTGACATGACCTTTCCACAGGACATGGTCCAAAGGTTACTAAAGCACGACAAAGAGATTGTGGCTGCCAACTGTGCCAGGCGCAGAATGCCCACTGGCCCAACAGCCCAGAACTATGACGAGAACGACAAGCGAGTGCCGGTCTACACAATGCCAGAATCCACTGGATTGGAAGAGGTGGGGAGCATTGGAACAGGCATAATGCTGATCAAGCGCGAGGTGTTTGAGGGCATGAGTGAGCCATGGTTTGATATGCCGTGGCAGACCACACGGGGCTACATGGGTGAGGATGTGTTCTTTTGTAAGAAAGCTCAAGAGCTTGGCTACAAAATCTACATCGACCATGACGTCTCAAAGGAAATTGGCCACATTGGAACATTTGAGTTTCGCCATGACCACACCTGGATTGTGAAAGAGGAAATGGAAAAAGAGGCCCAATAATGGCACTGACTACATACACAGAGCTGAAGTCTTCAATTGCAGACTGGCTCAACCGGTCTGATCTGACAACTGTCATTCCTGACTTTATCTCTCTGGCCGAGGCACAAATCGAAAGAACACTGCGCACCAGGCAGATGATCATCAGGGCCAATGCGTCTTTTGATGCGCAATATGGCGCTGTGCCTGCTGACTTCTTGGAAGTCAAATCATTGAAACTGACAAGCACAAACCCGATCACGCCAATGACCTATTTGAGCATTGATGCGCTTGACAATGAGATTGCCAAGTACACGGCCAGTGGCAGACCCAAATTCTTTGGTGTTGTTGGTGATCAATTCCGCATAGTCCCAACGCCTGATGCCAACTACACGACTGAGCTAATCTATTACGCAAAGTTGACAAAGTTATCAAGCAGTGTGGCCAGCAATTGGTTATTGACTGCAAACCCTGACATTTATCTGTATGGAGCGCTATTGCAGGCTGCACCATATCTGCAAGATGATGCGAGAATTCAGACATGGGCAACGCTGTATGAGCGAGCTTTAAATGATTCACAAACTGCCGATGATCGTGCGTCTTCATCTGGCGGCACATTGTTAACCCGTGCAAAAACCTTTGGATAAATAACCATGTCAAATGAAATTGCAAAATCTGTAGACACTGTGGCAGCTGGCCTAGTGGCCAAAACTCAAAACCAATCATTTGCACGAGCTGGTGGCATTTATTTCTTTGAATGCATTGGCGCTGACGGCCAAGTCAAGTGGACTGGAAAGTCACACAATCTGGTGGTGAATGAGGGTCTGCAAAACATGGTGGCGGCTTACTTAGACGCGGCCACACAGACAACAACTTGGTACTTGGGGTTGATCACTGGACCAGGCTCTGGGACAACGATTGCAGCTGCTGACACTTTGGCATCTCATGCTGGATGGACTGAGTTTACAGATTACAGTGGCAACCGAAAGGCTGCCACATTTGGCACGGCCACGACAGCTGACCCGTCTGTGATCAGCACATCTAGCACTTCATTTTCAATCACTGGTGCAGGCGGTACAGTGGCCGGTGCATTCTTGGCCAGTGTGGCCACCGGCACATCTGGCATTCTTTTCTCGGCCTCTGACTTTCAGTCACCAGGCGACAGGATTGTCGTGTCTGGCGATACATTGAATGTGACTTATACATTTTCCCTTGACGCTACTTAAAGAGGTCATTAGATGGCTTTAGTGCTTGCGGATCGTGTCCGAGAAACCACGACAGTCACTGGGACTGGGACTGCAACACTTTTGGGTGCTGTCTCTGGCTACCAATCGTTTGCTGCGGTGGGCAATGCCAACACGACTTATTACGTCATTGCCAACCAGTCGGCCTCTGAGTGGGAGGTGGGCATTGGAACGTATACATCTTCTGGCACTACGCTTTCACGCACGACAGTGCTGTCGTCAAGCAACAGTGGGTCTTTAGTCAATTTCTCAGCAGGCACAAAGGATGTGTTTGTGGACTACCCAGCCAGCAAGGCGGTCTATGAAGACGCATCTGGCAATATTGACAGCTACCCCATCACAGGCGGCACAATCAACGGCACAACAGTTGGAGCAACAACCCCTGCGGCTGGTACGTTTACGACGCTTACTGCTCAGACAGGGCGACTTAACGGCACAGGAAGCAACTTATTAAATTGGTCAAGTGATTGGACTCAAGGTGTTTCAGATTTTGCAGTAACAGTAACACTTGCATCAGGAACTGCACCAGATTCAACCAACACGGCTAATAGATTTGTAGGCACAAACTCTACTGCGCTTCACGCACGAACAAAAAGTTTTTCTACTAACGCTAACATCACTTCTGTATTTTCTATTCATGTTAAAAAACTTGATAAGCAATATATTCAGCTTGGTTTAGATGATGGAAATACAAACGGCGCTCATGTAAACATTGACTTAGATGCTGTAGCTGCTGTTTCAACTCCAGTTACTAGAGGTTCTGGAACAGGTTATTCTGTTTCTGTGACTTCTTTGCCATCTGGATGGATGCGTGTAGCCCTTGTTGGCAACCCCGCAAGCAATACTGGTACTTTGCGTGTAGCGGTTGTTCAAATTGATTCTTCTAGTGCTGGATGGACTGCTTCATCTGTTGGCAACGGAACATCTGGTTACTATATTTGGGGCGCTCAACTAGAGATAAATTCAGCAGTTAGCGCATACGTTGCAACAACTTCTCTACCAATCTACGGAACTCCTACTTTATCTTTCTCTGGCGTATCAGGGTTAGGCGTTCAGTCTGATGGTTCTTTGTATGTTCAACCTGCTGGTACTGGTGCATTACAAGCACAAGCCACTACATCATCTGCTACTGGTGGTAATGCTAGGGGTGCTAATGCTGTTGATTGGCAGACCAAAAGAAGTGCGGCAACACAAGTAGCCAGTGGCTTAGGTTCTGTTATTTGTGGCGGTGAAGAAAGAAATACGGCAAGTGGACAACAATCATTTGTTGGTACAGGTTACAACAACAATTCTTCGACTTATGGCGCAACCATTGTTTCTGGCGTTAACAATTCAAACGCAGGTCTTGCGGCTTTTATTGGTGCAGGTAGTTCACACACCATTGGCTCTAATGGCGCATACAGCGTATTAGTAGGCGGAAACACAAACACTTCAAGCGGTAGATACAATTTTATTGGTGGTGGTACGCTAAATTCTGGAACAAGTGGTTCTGTAGTGACTTCTCAAGCAACTACAGCCGTAACCAGTGGAAGTACCGCAGTAACACTATCAGCATCCAATGGTTCTATCAAAGTTGGTCAGTTGATAAACGGCACAGGCATGAGCGAAAATACTTATGTAGCCGCAATATCAGGGACATCTTTAACCCTATCTCAAAACTCAACAGCAACTGGAACTCCAACCCTATCCTTTTTTACTCCTCACGGAGTAGTAGTAGGCGGTGGTAACAATCAGGCCACAGGTGCATACAGCGTTATTTTGGGCGGTGGCGACGCAGGGACTGCGGCTAATCGTAATGTGGCTAGTGGGGATTGGTCTGTTGTTGTTGGTGGGCAAAAGAATACTGCAAATAATAAGTGGGCATCTGTTGGAGGTGGGTCAGATAACCTTGCTAGTGGGGATTATTCTTTTGTTGCGGGCGGGTCGCTAAATACATCAGGTGGTCAACTTTCTTTTGTTTCTGGATATGCAAACTCATCAAGTGGTGGTCAATCATTTATTGGTGGAGGTAATACTCATGCCGCTGATAGTTTTACCTCTGCCGTAATAGGGGGCGCATATGGAACAACTAGAGGTTTGCAATCAAATACAGTTTTCCCTGCGTCTGTTACTCCTATTGCAACTACAAGGGGTGCATCACAATCTGCATTGATTGTTCTTGGTCGTCAAACAACAGACGCAACTGCCACAGTTCTTGCATCAAACGCAAGTGCCGCAGGAACAACAAACCAAGTAATCCTACCCAACAACTCCGCTTACTATTTCAAAGGCTCTGTCATTGCTAACGTAACAGGTGGTGGAAACACAAAGGCTTGGGAAATTGATGGTGCTATCAAGCGTGGTGCAAATGCTGCTTCTACCGCTTTGGTTGGTACGCCTACAGTCACATCCAACTACGCAGATGCAGGGGCTTCTACATGGGCTATTACTGCAACTGCTGACACTACCAATGGTGGACTGAAAATAACATTCACTGGTCAGGCATCAACCACAATCAGGGTTGTCGCAAAATTGGAAACGACAGAAGTCACGTTCTAAAGGAGAACTCAATTGGCACTTTTAATCACAGCAATTAACAACACAAACGGACAGTCTGAAACTCAGGCATATGCCCGTATCACTAACTTTTTTGGTACTAAAGACCAAGTGCAAGTTCAAGTGGAAATTCACGCAACAGAGGAAGCTCGTAAAGCGGGATGGCCTTCTATCCAACAACAGGCTCATTACATCAACATGGAAGACCTGTCAGGCGACTTGGTTCCCGCTATGTATGGTGTATTAAAAACTTTCACCCAGTACGCTGGTTCAACAGACGTTTAAGGAAAACAAATGGCATTACTCAAAACAGTAGATACAGATTTCGGAGTTTCAGCCGATTATTGGAACATCGGTGCTGTTCAAGAAGACTTCAAAGGCAAGGGAACAGAAGTAACCTTTTACGGCTATGCAAGCAAAGAAGCCCGTGATTCTGGTAAACAACCATTAAGCGCAGGCAAGGTTCAGATTGCAGGTGATGAATATGTAGCGGGTGCAGACCGAGCTGCTTTGTATGCAATCATCAAGCAAAAGCCTGAGTTTGAAGGTGCGACTGACGCTTAAAGGTTAATGTGTTTGGCCTCCATGCAATATCCTCTGCTGCGATTGCTGGTTTAACGGGCCAGGAGAGAGCCGCATCCATCTCAGAGACGGCAGCAGCTGTTGACACGCCTTTCAGCCTGGGCGACTTTCTTTCATCTTTATCCGAGGCTTTGCAGGCCATTGACAGCATTGCAGCGCTGGCAGATTTAACCAGCTCAATTGCAGAAACCACAGCCGCCCAAGACTCAGCGTCTGTAGATGCCTCAACTTTCAGCGCCTCTGTCTCTGAGCTGGCCCAAGCGCTAGACAGTATCAATGCACCAGGCAGCATCTATTTCTCTGCACTATCAGAGTCGGCTGCATCTTTTGACTCCATTGCTGGCGCCTATCTCTGGAATGACATTGCTGACAGCCCAGAGACTTGGACACCAACTGGTGACAATGCAGAGACTTGGACCCCAATTTCAACAGCCCCAGAGACTTGGACCCCAATCTCAGATAGTTCAGAAACTTGGACCGAGATCGCAGATAATTCAGAGACTTGGACACCTATTGAGCGCTAGGAGCAAACATGGCAGATACCACCACCACAAATCTACTTTTGACCAAACCAGAGGTAGGTGCATCCACTGACACTTGGGGTACAAAGATCAATACCGATCTGGACTCTATTGACGCATTGTTTGATGCGGGTCCAGTGCTAAAGATCACAAAGGGTGGCACGGGTGCGGCCACTGCATCGGCAGCCAGGACTGCTTTGGGTTTGGTTATTGGAACAAATGTGCAGGCTTGGGATACAGACCTTGATACCTGGGCGACTAAGACCGCGCCATCTGGCACTGTGGTTGGTACAACCGACACCCAGACGCTGACAAACAAGACCCTGACAAGCCCAGCAGTTACAACTGGCACATTGACTAATCCAACAGTCACCGACTATGTTGAGAGTGTTGTGGCGATTGGTAATACAGGCACATCACAGACTATTGCTTTAACTAGCGGAACAGTTCAGACAGCAACATTGACAGGAAACTGCACTTTCACAATGCCAACTGCTACGGCTGGTAAGTCTTTTATTCTGCTGCTTAGACAAGATGCAACTGGCAGTAGGACTGCGACATTTACCAGTGTGAAGTGGAACGGGGCATCAGCTCCTGTAGTAACTCCCACTGCAAACAAGATGGACATCTTCTCTTTTATTGCTGATGGCACTAATTGGTATGGCAATGTTTCTCAGGGATTTACACCATAATGTTTGCCGCACTTAACGCTTTTTTGGTGGGAGTTATTCCAGCAGGGCAGCAAGCCTTTACAACTGCTGGTACTTACTCATGGACTTGTCCAGACGGGGTTAAGTCTGTTTCTGTTGTTTGCGTTGGCGCTGGTGGAGCTGCTGTTAATTGGAGTTCTGAGGGAATTGCTGGCGGCGGTGGTGGGGCTTTGGCTTATATCAACAACTATGCAGTAACGCCTGGCAACTCTTACACAGTCATTGTTGGCACAGCTGGTTCGCCATCCTCCGCTGGAAATTCTGCATTTGGTGGCGCTATAAGTTCTGCACCAGTAGAAGCCGGAGGTGGCGGTCAAACTTCACCATCTCCATACAACGGAGGTATTGCAGGCGTTGTGGTGGCTGGCACTGGATATTCTGGTGGCAATGGCGCTCAAGTTGGTGGCGCAGAGTCTGTCAGGTCTGGTGGCGGTGGTGCTGGTGGATATGCTGGGGCTGGTGGAGCTGGTCGCACATTAAATACTAATGGAGATGATGGAACTGGCGGCTCTGGTGGTGGTGGAACAGCGTCTGTTCCTGGTGGTACTTATGTCGGTGGCTCTGGTGGTGGCGTAGGAATTTTAGGCCAAGGAACAAGTGGCACTGGTGGTTTATTTGCTAACGCCAATCCAAGTGGTACTGCGGGTTCTGGTGGCTCTGGCTCTACTTATGGTGGTGGTGCTGGTGGATCATCAGGAAGCTACCCTGCTGGCGGTGGTGCAGTAAGGATTATTTGGGCTGGAACATCGGGTGTAACTAGAGCATTCCCATCAACAAATACAGGTGACTTGTGATGGACCCGACACAAGCCCAATTAAATGCCCACGTTGATGTCTGCACATTGCGTTATGAGATGCTGTGTGCCAGGATCAAGAGGCTAGAGAACATCATGCTTACTGTCTCCGGCATCATGCTGACCAGCATGGCCGGAATCATCTTTGCGAGCCTAAAGTGAAGGACTGGGTTGAAGCAATTATTGCTGCGATCTGTCTCACTTGTTTTGTTGTTTTTTGCACCTACATCATTGCTTTCTCTTTCCCCGTCTGATAAAGGCGAATGGAGATGTGTGAGATGGACTTGGACCGGTGATGTCTACAATAGAAAAGTTTATTGTCTTGAGTGGAAAAAAGTTGAACGAAAATGATCGATCCAGTCACAGCTCTAGCTGGCATCCAGAGTGCCGTAAAGCTCATCAAGCAGGCTTCAAAGACTGTTGATGATGTGGCCAGCCTTGGCCCACTCTTAGGCAAGTATTTCAACGCAAAGTCCGAAGCCACCAAGGCTGTAGCCGCTGCCAAAAAGGGTGGCTCTTCTATGGGCATGGCCATCGAGATCGAGATGGCTTTGGAGGCCACAAGGGAATTTGAGAAAGAGCTTCAGATGCTTTTCTTTCAAGCCAACAAGATGGATGTGTGGCAGAAAATTAAGGCTCGTGCCTCTGCTATGGACATTGAAGACGCACATAATGCGCGTAAAGAAAAAGAAGCAGCAGCCCGTAAAAAGAAGGCTGACCAAGAAGACCTAGAACTGGGCCTAATGCTTGGGGGACTGGTGCTTGTTATTATTCTTTGTGCTTATGGCATTTATGAGATTCTGGACCATTGCGCTACCAACAGGTGTGGTCGGTGAATGAGTACCAAAAGACTGCGGATATGTTTTTCAAAATCCTTGGTGGTGGATGGGCGGCAATATTGTTTTTCGATATTATGAAAATACTTCCTAACTTCTTGTCAGACAGAATAATGAATGCCATCATTGACAGGCTGCCAATATGAGATATCTATTGCTTCTATTGTTGCTTACTGGCTGCGAAGAAAAGTATCGTTACAAGTGCCAGAATCCTGACAACTTTCATGCAACAGAGTGCCAAAAGCCTAGATGTCTATTCACTCAGACTTGTCCAGAATACTTGGTAGCACCTATCTTGGAGAAAAAAGTTGACGAAGTTAAACCTAACAACTGAAGAGATTGAGGTCAGGGTCTGGGGAATTGTGGTGCTTGCTGTCACCCTGATTCTTTTCTTTATCGTTATTTCACTTTTGTATTCAGTGACCTTTGTCACCCAGCCAATCAAATCAATGGCCCCCATTGACCAGGCATATACAAAGATGCTGAACGACATTGTTCTTTTGATTGTTGGCGGTATTGGTGGTGTTATTGGTAAACGGGCAATGACTTCTAAGCAGCAGCCACCCATGATGGGCCAGCAGCCGGTGTGTCAGCCCATGCAGGGACAATACGGCTACAGCAACAATCACGGGTTTACATCTAGCACCAACGGCATCCCAAGTCAGCCCTTTGGCGCCATGCCAACATGGACCAATCCAGAGCTTGATGAGTCATGGACTCCTGGTCCACCACCAACAACGCCACCGGACCATCTTGAGGATGACCATGAGCGCATACAACTGGCCGCGGCCAGACAGGAGTCAGAATAATGTTTGGCATCCCATTACCTTACTTGGCCTTGGCCATCTGCATTGCTTTGTTTGGGTCTTACCGAGGCGGCTATCACTTTGGCTGGCAAGACAGGGACAATGACATGAAGCTGGCCATTGCCAAAAAGAATGATGAAGCCAGAGCTACCGAGCAAAAACTTAACGAGCAATTGAATGCAAACGCAACCAAGTTACAGGAGACCACTAATGTCATCAATCAAAAGCAGTCTGCCCTTAATCGTGCTATCAGCGCTGGTAGGGTGCGCATCTCAGCCCCCAGTTGTGTTCAAGCCAGCGCAAGTGCCACCATTGCCGCCCCAGATAGCAAAGAAACAGGAAGCCAATCTGACAGACCGGCTGACCCAGCTCCTGATGCCGAGCGAGAAACCCTCCAAGCCATTGCCGAAATAGTGGCCCAAGGCGACAGGAATACGGCCCAGCTCAATGCCTGCATTGATGCCTATAACGAAGTGAGGAGTTTGGTAAATGGTCAACGCTGAACAATTATCTAGACTGCACATTGGCCCAGAGTGGGTCGATGCATTGAATGAAACATTCCAGCGCTTTGACATTTCAACGCCACTGCGCCAGGCTGCATTCATTGGCCAGTGTGGCCATGAGTGTGGCAATTTCAAGGTGCTTGAAGAGAATTTGAACTACAGAGCTGAAGCCTTGCAAAAGCTCTGGCCCAAGCGCTTTGACGCGGCCAAGGCCCAGATGTGCGCCAGAAATCCCAAGCTCATTGCCAATACTGTTTACAGCAGCCGCATGGGCAACAGGGATGAGGCAAGTGGTGATGGCTATCGATTTAGAGGCCGTGGCTGCATTCAGCTCACAGGCTCTGCCAACTACCATCATGCTGGCCAAGCACTGGGTGTTGACCTTGTCATGCAGCCGGAGCTGGTGGCCACGCCCCAGTATGCTGCGCTGACAGCCGGATGGTTCTGGAACACTCACAAGCTCAACCAGTATGCAGATGCCCAAGACTACAAGACCATGACTAAAAAGATCAATGGCGGCTTTATTGGCTTAGATGACCGCATCAAGCACATCAACCATGCTTTGTCAGTCCTGACATAATTACCCCATGTCCAGCCAAACCCAACAACTTGAGAATCCAGCACCACCAACCCTTGGTTATCCGACCGAGGCTTATGAGCGCAGGCATTTCAATGAGAACAATGGCTCATTGAATATTTACTTTAAAAAGCTCTCAAGTGTTTTTGGGTCTTTGTTTGGACCAAGGGGTGGCCGGTTTATGAATGCGCCTTATGGGGCATTTCAAGACTCGACCGACCAGACGGCTGCCAACACCACCACGGCCTATGCCGTCACATTTAACACCACAGACTTTAGCAATGGCGTGACATTGGCCAGTGGATCAAGATTGACTGTGGCTGATGCCGGAATCTGGAACTTGCAGTTTTCCATTCAACTAAAAAACACTACAAACGATGGTCAAGATGTGGATATTTGGTTTCGCAAAAATGGTACAAACATTGACAATTCAAACAGCAGATTTCACTTGGTAGCAAGAAAAGGCTCTGGTGACCCTAGCCATATCATTGCTGCATTGAACTTTTTTGTAAGTATGAATTCAAACGATTACATTGAAATTATGTGGAGAACTGAAAATACTGGTGTAAGCATAGAGGCTTTTGGGACAAGCGCCAGCCCCACAAGACCAGCAGTGCCATCAGCCATTGTCACAATGAGCTTTGTCTCAAACATTACCTAAATACTGCCATGTACATACCTATCAAATTACCTCCAGGTGTTTTCCGAAATGGTACTGAGTACCAGGCAGCAGGCCGCTGGTATGACGCAAACCTAGTGCGCTGGTATGAGGGGACTCTGCGCCCCATCAATGGATGGCGCACCAGGTCAAGCTCGCAGATGTCAGGCTCATGCCGCGGTCTGATCACTTGGCGCGACAACAGCGGTGGCCGGTTCATTGGCGCTGGAACGCACACCAAGCTCTATGCCATGAACGAGGCTGGGACACTCAAAGACATTACGCCAACTGGTTTCAGCACAGGCTACGCAAGCTCCACAGTGCTGACCGGCTACGGCTACAGCACCTATGGCACATTGGCCTATGGCATTGCAAGGCCCGATACTGGAACACCAGTGGCAGCCACCACCTGGTCACTCGATACATGGGGTGAGTATTTAATTGCTTGCTCTTCATGGGATGGCAAGATTTATGAGTGGCAATTAGGCTTTACAACGCCAACACTGGCAGCGGCAATTGCCAATGCGCCAGTCAACAACAAGGCAGTGCTTGTCACCCAAGAGCGCATTATGTTTGCCCTTGGCGCTGGTGGCAATCCAAGAAAAGTGCAGTGGTGCGACCAGGAGAACAATACCCTTTGGACACCGGCAGGCGACAACCTTGCAGGCGACTATGACTTAGCCACGCCTGGCTCACTGATGGCTGGCAAGCGGGTCAAGGGTGTAAACCTACTCTTTACAGACGTTGACGTTCACACGGCCCAATACGTGGGCGCACCATTTGTTTATGGTTTTGAGAAAGCCGCAAGTGGCTGTGGTCTCATTTCGACCCAAGCTGTGGCGGCTATTGACACTGCTGCCATTTGGATGAGCAAGTCTGGCTTTTGGATATATGACGGCTATGTCAAGCCACTACCAAGCGATGTGAGTGACTACATATTTGACAATATCAACTTTGCTCAAGCAAGTAAGATTTACTCGGTCCATGTCAGCAAGTATGGGGAAATCTGGTGGTTTTACCCATCAAGCGGAAGCAATGAGAATGACAGCTATGTCACCTTTAACTACCGCGAAAACCACTGGTCCATAGGACTATTGCCTAGACTGGCTGGCACAGACTCTGGCGTGTTCACTTATCCCTTGATGGTCTCAAGTGATGGTTACATCTATGAGCATGAGGTCGGGTTTTCTTATGACAGCGCTAGCGTCTATGCTGAGACTGGCCCAGTCCAACTTGGCAATGGCGACAATATTATGAGTGTGCGCCAAGTAATCCCAGATGAGCAGACCTTGGGTGAGGCGGTGGTTTCATTTAAAACCCGCAATTACCCAACAGGCACACAATCCACATTTGGCCCGTATACGGCAGCCAACCCAACTTCAGTGAGGTTTTCTGGGCGCCAGGTCAATATGAAGGTGACTGGCAACACTTTGGCTGACTGGCGCATTGGGGTGATGAGGCTTGAGGCTGTTGCATCTGGTAAGCGATGAGTGACCAAGAACAATTGGAAAGGTTGCGCCACCATGTGGAGGCGGCATTAGAATACAGTGGAGGCACACATAATTTTGACGATGTCGCTGAGATGGTTGAGGATCACAGATTACAGCTGTGGCCGGCCAAGGACTCGGTGGTATTGACGGAGATCATTGTCTATCCCAGGCTAAAGAATTTGCATTATTTTCTGGCTGGTGGCGACCTAGATGAACTCTCACGGATGAGACCATTGATCGAATCCTGGGGCAAGTCTGTTGGCTGCACCAGAGTGACGTTGGCAGGCCGTAGAGGCTGGTCAAAGACATTTTTGAAAGACGAAGGTTACAGCCCACAGTGGTCTGTAATGGCAAAGGAACTTTAGGGGATAAATATGGCAACTTCACCAGGATTAGCATGGTTTTTGGCCAATGGCAGAAGTCAAGAGGAATTTGATAAAAGCATTCTTGACGCTATCAAACAGGGTGAGGCTCAAAAGCTGAGTGATGCCCAGTTTGAAAGTCAGATGAATCAATGGGGCATTAGCGCTGCTGATGTTGCTAGAGTCACTGGTTTGACACCAGAGGCTGTGCAAACCAGACTTGATTTGGCTACACCAACTACGCCAGAAGAAATTGCTTATAACCAAAAGGCAATGGATGAGCTTGCAATACGCGAAGCTCAAAATCAGACTCAGATTGGGACTAACCAAAAGGCTTATGAGGAACAACAGCGCTTAAATAATTTAGCAAGTGCAGAGCAGCAGCGCTTAAATAATTTAGCAAGTGCAGAGCAGCAGCGCTTAAACGAGTTGGCAAATCAACAGCAGATTGGGACTAACCAAAAGGCTTATGAGGGATATCTGGCCAACCAAGCAAAACTTGCTGGCCCAGCACAAGGCTTTGCACAGAACTTTGCCAACTACCAAGCAATTGCGCCTGGTGCGCAATACAACCCAGCAGTCACTCCTGGTGGTGCATCCCCATACAGTCTGATCATGGGCCAGATGAAGCCATTCTCAAACCCCTATGCGAATATGCCGGTCAACACACCATTGGGTGGTTATGACCCAGCTTTGTATGAGCGAATCAATGCGGCCAATCTGGCCAAAGCAGCGGCAGAAACAGCGGCTACAACAGCTCAAAACACACAACAAGAATCAACTGGATTAGCCAAAGGCGGCATGGTTCATGGCGGCTTGATGTTTGGCATGAATCCACCTGGTCCAGATGATGGCGCTGTTAATCTTGATATGGGTGAATATGTGATCAAGAAGTCTTCAGTCGATAAGTATGGCCGTGGACTTCTGGACATGATCAATGAGGGCAAAGTGCCTGCCAAGAAAATGAAATCTTTACTCGGATAAGGTGGCAATATGTCAAAAGGTGGAACAACTACATCAACCAGCTCCATTGATCCGCAGATCAAAGAAGCATTCTTGGCCAACTTTCAGCAGGCCCAAGGGGTCGCTGGCGCTTTGCCGGTCCAGCAGTTTGCTGGGTACAACCCTATGTATCAGGCAGGCGAGGAGGCTTTGGTCAACACGGCCCTCGCTGGCCCAGGCATCAGTGGCACAGACTTGGCAGCGCAGATGGCCGCGTATGGCGGTGTCTATCAGCCTGCACAACTTACAGCGCAGCAGACAAATCTTGGCATGACTGGACCAGGCTCGATTGGCAGCTACATGAATCCATACACAAGCATGGTGCGTGAAAACGCATTGGGTGACTTGGAGTCTGCAAGACGCGCTGCCATCCAGCAGACTGGTGAGCGTGCAAATGCTGCCCGTGCATTTGGTGGATCACGCCAAGGTGTGGCCGAGGCTCTGACAAACCAAGGGTTTGCCAAGCAGGCTGCCACATTAGGCACAACATTAAACGAGCAAGCATTCAACCAGGCAATGGCCATGCAACAGGCTGACATTGGCCGAAGATCAGCAGCCGACATTGCCAATCAGCAAGCAGGCTTGCAAGGTGCGCAATTGCGACTAGGCGGTGCAAGCCAGCTAGGTAATTTGGCTGCACAGCAACAAGCATTGCGTCTTGGTGGCGCCCAAGCGGTCATGGGCGCTGGCGGTGCGCGTCAGGCTTTGGACCAGCAGCAGATGGATGCCATCCGAAATATTGGTTTGCAGCGTCTGGGTGTGGTCCAGTCAAGTCTTGGTGCGCAGCCTGCTAATCTTGGGATGCAGGCAACGACTCCTAGTTATTCAAACCCAGCGTCTGGCGCATTGGGTGGTGCATTGGCTGGCGGCCAATTGTTTGGCCCTTATGGCGCTGTGGCTGGTGGTGTTCTTGGCCTTTTAGGTGGCAGATAAGGAAGACAAAATGGCTGATTTTGATTTTGCAAATTTAGGCAATTTATTTGGTGGCGGGATGTCTGGTGGAACTCCATCAGGACTTGATGCGCTACTGTCGGAAGACCAGCGCAAGCTCTTAGGCCGTAATGCAACGCTGTCAGCAGCTGCTGCACTATTGCAAGCCAGTGGGCGTGGCCCACAACGCATTGGCTTGGGCCAAGCGCTTGGATCAGCTTTGCAGGCAGGCCAGCAAGGTTATCAGCAAGCCCGTGCCAGCTCTTTTCAAGATTTGCTTTTGGGTGCAAAACTTAAAGAAATGCAAGCAGAGACTGCTGGCAATGAGTCTTGGAGACAATTGCTTGGTGGGATTTCTCCAGTCGGTGCTACTGGTGCAGCGCAGCCAATGCCAACTGGACCGGCTGTACCAACTGCCGAGCAAGAGATGGCAGCGCCAGCTCCAGCGCAAGCAGGCCCACTTGCATTTTTAAACCCAGTGCAAAGAGCTTTGTTGGCAAATATGCCACGCAAAGAGGGAATGTCTGAAGTGTTAAAAATGACGCAATCTCAGGCTGAATTTGGCAAGCCAGAGCCAGTGGTTATTGATGGCAAAACTGTCATGGTCCAGTACAACAAACTGGGTGAGTCACGCATTGCCAAAGGTGTTTCACCTTATGAGGCTCAGTCCCCTGACATTCGTGCTGTGGAGTACATCAGTGGCACACCATTGGCTGGAACTGGTACAGCAGGCATTAGTCAAGTTGGCGAGTATCGCAAGCAAATTGCACCAACAACAAAAGTCACAGTGCCAGTGGACATGACTGGTGGCCAAAAAGGGTTTGAGAATGAAATGAAACTAGGTGGCGCATTTAAGAATGAGCCAATCTATAAAGACTACAACGACATGAAGTCTGCTTATAGCCAAGTCGTTTCATCTTTAAGCCAAGGCACACCAATTGGTGATGTGGCTGGCGCAACCAAGGTGATGAAATTGCTAGACCCAGGTTCTGTGGTGCGCGAGTCTGAGCTTGGCATTGCTATGGCAGCCTCTGGCCGCATGGACCGATTAAATAACTATTTCAGCAATATGATGACCGGCCAAAAGCTCACGCCTACACAACGTGAAGATTTCAAGGCTTTATCAAATGAGCTGTATTCAGCAGCTGGCCAGGCATACAACCAAAAGCGCAAAGAGTATGAGCAATTTGGTGAGGCTTATAACTTTAAAAATCTTAATACAGCCCTTGGCGCTCCAGCCTCTATTCCGTCAATCATGCGCGGTGGAGCTGGTGGCGGTGGTGGTGCAGCAAGACCATCCCTTGGTAATATCTTTGGAACACCAGGAGGCAGATGATGGATGGCATTAAAGACAAAATCAAAGAAGCTCAAAAGGCTGGTTATGGCGATGATGAAATTGTCCAGTTTCTGGCCCAAATGCCAACTGTCGGCACTCAAATCAATACAGCCTTAGAGAATCAATACAAGCCAAGCGAGATTCTTAAATTCTTGGCTGAGTCAAAGTCAAAAGCATTTGAGGCTGGAGCAAAACTAGGCACAACAACACGCGCATTGGCCAGTGCTGCTGGTGGTCCAACATTTGGCTTCGCTGATGAATTGGCCGGTGTTATTGGCGCTCCAATGTTGGCCATGCAAAAGGGTGTGCCATTGTCTGATGCCTACACAATGGGCCGTGACATATTCCGAGGTGCTGCTGAGTCTTATCAGAAAGAATCACCATACTATGCAGCCGCTGGCCAACTGGCTGCCAGTGTGCCAATGATGATTGCCGGTGTTCCTGGCAAAGTGGTGCAAGAAGTTGGCAAGAGGGTCATGCCTGCCATTGAAGCGGCAGCCCCAAGTATTGCCCCAGCAATTGCTAGAGCTGGCCAATACATTGCTGGCGCTCCAGCTGCCGGTCAAATTATGGGCATGGGCCAACGCGCAGTACAGGCCGGTGTCTCTGGTGCAGGCTATGGATTGCTGGGTGGCATTGGCGAGTCAACTGGTCAGACTGCTGAAGAAATTCTGAGAGACGCTGCAAAAAGCTCATTGATTGGCGGCACATTGGGTGCAGTTTCTCAGCCAGTTATGGGCATTGTTGGCGCTGGTGGCCGTCAGGTTATGGCGCGTATGTCACCCACTGCTGCTGGCACATACGCACAGCAAAAGGTCGGTGAGGCTTTGATTCGCGATGTGCCAGAGGGTTTAGCCCCAAGCGCATTGACCATGGCCCAAGCGCGTCTGGCCAAATTAGGCCCAGAGGCTCGCATTGCCGATGTGGGTGGCAAGTCCACTCGCAATTTGCTCGATGTGCAGGCCACATTGCCTGGCACAACAACTGAGGCTGTGGAGCGCGCCATTCGTGAGCGCCAAGCAGGCCGTGCTGGTCGATTGATGACTGCTGCCGATGAAAGTCTTGGCACTCAAGGCGCTCAGTTTACGCAAAAGCTAGAAGACTTCAGCGCCCAGCGTTTTGCTGAGTCGCGCCCGTTCTATAACGCAATTGACAAGGCAGCACTCAAAGTTGACGAGTCATTGGCCGATGCATTGAACAAATCACAGGCGGTCCAAGGTTCTGCTGAACTGTTATTTAGAACAAAGACTGGCCAGACTATTGACTTGGCCAAGCTCAAAGTTGGTGATCCAGTGCCAATGAATGTCTTGGACACTTTGAAACAATCCCTTTATGACACTGCCCAAAGTCTGCGCAGAACTGGCAGCAATGCCCAGGCTAATGCATACGATGATGTGCGCAAGCAATTAGTTGGAGTGCTTGAGGCCCAGTCACCCAAAATTGGTGGCCAGTCTGCATACACCATGGCCATGAAGACATGGGCCGGTCCATCCCAAATGATGGATGCGGCTGAAGTTGGTCGCAAAGCCATGACTGGTGATGTGCTTGAACTTGGTCAAGCAATGAAAGGTTTCACGCCATCAGAGATCGATGCATTCCGCATTGGTGCTTTGCAGGCTTTGCGTCAGAAGACTGGCACAGAAGCAGGCCAGACATCATTGCTCAAGATGTGGAAAGAGCCAGCAACGCAAGATCGATTGAAGGAAGTCTTTGGCAACGATTACAGAACATTTGCGTCTGCGGTGGCCAAAGAAGCTCGATTAAAAGGTCTGGAGTCTGCTGGCCGTGGATCACAAACTGCCGCACGTTTGGCTGGAACTGCTGACCTTGAAGTCGCACCATTGGGTCAAGCAGCTGCTGCGGCTGCTGCCGGAAGCCCAACTGGAATGTTGGCAGCTGCATCAAATATTGCAAGCCAGACAAGAACTCCAGAAGCCGTGAGAAACGAAATTGGCAAAATTTTGCTATCGCGTGACCAGCAACAATTGACAGATTTGGCTGAAGTGATCAGAAGATTGAACGAATCTCGCGCAAGAGCTGCTGGCATTTCCGGCAGAACTTCTGGCCAGATTGGTTCAATGTTGCCTGGTTATGTTGGCCAATAACTAAGACCCAAAAAACGCGGCCACAAGTGGGTCGCGTTTAACTACCCGTCTTTTCTGCCTGCGTCTGGCCAAGCCAAAGTCTTTGTCGTCTGCTGACATTTTCTCCATGTGATTCCTCCATCTTTTTGTGCCAGGGATGGGGTCTGGCACGACAGCATCTTTTCCCTCACCCCATGACCACAGTGGCCGGTGTCTGCCATTGCAG